TCATTACAATTAAATACAACTGGTACTAATAATACGGCACTTGGTTTTAATAGTTTAAATGCTAATACAACTGGTAATAATAATACGGCACTTGGTTTAAGTGCATTATCTGGAAATACAACTGCAAGTTTTAATACTGCAATAGGTTCTAGTTCTTTAAATAATAATACTACTGGTACACAAAATGTAGCTATTGGTTATTTATCTTTAAGTACAAATTTAGTTGGTAATCAAAATGTAGCTATTGGTAATAATGCTTTACAAAATAATACTGCAAGTCAAAATACAGCTATTGGTAATTCTGCATTATTATTAAATACTACTGGTGCAAATAGTACAGCTATTGGTAATCAAGCATTAAGTTTAAATACAACTGGTACACAAAATACTGCTATTGGTAGCGGTGCATTATCAAACAATACAACTGCTAATTATAATACTGCTGTTGGTACAAGTTCATTGGGTTCAAATACTACTGGTAATAATAACACAGCTGTTGGTTTAGCATCTTTACAAACAAATACAACTGGTTCAAATAATGTAGCTATTGGATTTGTTAGTTTAAATGCTAATACTACTGGTGCTAATAATACATCAGTAGGTTATGCTTCATTACAAGTAAATAGTACTGGTGGCGGAAATACTGGAATTGGTTATGGTTCATTAAGTAGTAATACTACTGGTGGAAATAATACGGCATTAGGTACTAGTGCTTTAATTGGTAGTATAACTGGTAGTAATAATACAGCTGTTGGTGCAAGTGCATTAAGTGGTAACACTACTGGATTACAAAATACTGCTTATGGTGCTGCCGCATTATCTGGTATTACTACTGGTTCAAATAATACAGCTATTGGTTATGCTTCTGGTGGTAATATTACTACTGGTAGTAATAATACTATAATAGGCGAATATATTGGTACTACAACATTGGCAAATAATATAGTTTTAGCAGACGGACTAGGTAATGTTAGATTATTTTCGGACGCTAACGGCTTAATAGGAATTGGTCAATCTGTTGGTTCAGTTCCAGGCGGTCAATTAGATATTCATACATCTCAAACATACGCTTTAGTATTAAATGGTTTAACTACTAATAACGCTTATACGGCATTTTCAAATAATAGTGTAGGTAAATGGAGAATTGGAAATACTTATAACGCTGGTGCTAATACATTTGATATTTATAATTTAGGTACAAGTAGTAATGCGTTAAGTATTAATAGTACAAGTAATGTAGTTACATTAAATAGTTATCCATTAATTGATGGCGGTAGTGTATTAATAAAATTAGGTTCAAATACTAGCGCACCTGGATATACTGGTATTGGTGCTGTTGCTACTGGTTTAACAATTAATTTAGGAGCTGCTGGTACTACTGGCAGTTTATTATTTAATACTAGTGGTTCTTATTTATATACTTTTCCAGCTGCAACTGGTACTTTGGCATTAACAAGTAATTTAGGTAGCTATTTGCCATTAGCTGGTGGAACATTAACTGGCGATTTAATTGGAACAACTGCTACATTTAATATAGATAGTGGCACTCAACCAACATACACAAGTGGTACTGCTGGTAAATTTATTAGGTCTGCATCAGGAATTTATGCTGGTGTAAGAATTGCATTAGTCGGTGGTTCTGCTGGTGGCGATAATGGAATAGATTTTTATAATACAAGTACGTTAGTAGGTCAGTTTGGATATGGTGCTGGTGGTCAAGAATTTTATACAACTAAAAGTTTAACTATAAATAGCAATTTTGCTGGTAATGGTACTTTTGGAAGTTTTGGTCAATTACACATAGCTGGTGCTACTGACCCAAATAAAAAATAAACAATAGGATATAATACGTCTAATAACAATGGATTTATACAACCTATGCAAAATGGTACTTCATATAGTCCTTTATTGTTAAATTCAAGTGGCGGTAATGTCCTTATTGGTTCTACTACTGACGACACTATAAATAAATTGCAAGTAACTGGTAGTGGTATATTTACTACTAATTTAAAAGTAGGTGGAGCTACAAATTCATTAATAGATTTTCAAGGAACTACCTGTAATTTTTATGGTGGTTCTAGTACAAATACTTTTGGTTTAGGTGCATCAAATACAATATTTTATCAAGGCGACGCATCTCAATTTTATCCTACATTAGATAATACTAGAAGTTTAGGATTAGGCTCAAATAGATATACAACAGTATATGCCACAACAGCTTTAATTAATACATCTGATTTTAATGATAAAGAGCAAATAGAAGATTTAACACAATTAGAAAAAAATGTTGCAATAAAATTAAAAGGATTAATTAAAAAGTTTAAATTTAAAGATGCAGTAAATTTAAAAGGAGATAATGCTAGAATACATATTGGAGTTATTGCACAAGAAATAGAACAAATATTTATACAAGAAGGTTTAGATGCAAATAAATATGGTTTGTTTTGTTCTGATACTTGGTATGAATTAGATGGTATTAAAGTAGATAAAAATACAAAAGATGCTATTAAAAAAACTAAACTAGGTATTAGATATGAAGAATTAATAACTTTTATAATTTCACAATTTTAAATAATATGAAACAAATACAACCAGTGGTATTTCCACTAAATTTAGGAACAGCAACTATATTAAATTGTGTAGGTAGTGATAACTTTAGTACAAGTGTTACTATCTATTATCAACTATTAAGCGAAGAAAATCAGCAGTTACAAGCTGGTAATCTATCTTTAAGTGGATTTGACTATGAAGCATATAATACCAGTACTGACGGAAATGAATATATCTACCAATGGACGGCTACTGAATTAGGCGTTACACTTATATAATTTTACTTTTTTTTAACCTTTAATAAATAAACAATGGACAAGCAAAAAGCCCTAGAATTGATTAAACAAGTAATTGACCAAGCTATAAAAGGCGGTCTATTTCAAAATGTAGATACTGCTGTTGCAGTAGCACAGGCATTTGAAGTAATTGTAAAAGAAATTCAAAAACCAGCGTCAGTAGATGCTGAAATCGTTTAGTATGAGCCACAATGATAATAGTATAGGTGGAAGTATAGCTAGTGTAGGTACTTATCTATTAAGTATTAACCAAATAAACGCTTATGCGTCTTTATTTTTAGGTTTACTATCTGGTGCAAGTTCAATTTATACTATTATCAATATTTATCAATCAAAAAAAAATAAGAATGAAAAATCGTAAAACAACAATATTCGGTTTATTAGCTGCAATTAGCGGTTATTTCGCAACAGCTGGTACTGGTAAAATACAAGTTATTGCACAAGCAATAGCTGGTTTATCTACATTTTTACTAGGTAATGCAGCAGCAGATAGCAAAAAAGATAATTAAAATACTATGACCAGGAATAAGAAAATATTAGCTGGTATAGTTATAACTACAATAGTATTAATGATGCTACGAAAAAAAATAGCTACGGCTTTAAATAATACGCCTTTTGGAGCAATTAGTGATAAGCTATTTAATGTCATATCAAAATTTGAGGGATTTATTGCAGTTCCAGTATGGGACTATATGCAATATAGCGTAGGATATGGAAGTGGGTATAATTGGGACGCAAAGCGTCCAGTAGTTAAAACTGATATTATTGACAAAGCAACGGCAAAGCGTTGGTTACTCGCAGAAGCACAGGACAAATATGATTTTGTTATGCAAAATATTAGAGTTCCAGTAACCGATAATCAATTACTTGCTTTAGCTAGTTTTACATATAATGTAGGGGAAAATGCTTTTGCTGGTAGTACATTACTCAAATTGCTTAATAATGGCACAAATAAGGACGTTGTAGCGCAGCAATTTGATAGGTGGGTAAATGCTGGGGGTAAAGTTAATACTGGCTTACAAGGACGCAGAAAAGCCGAAAAGCAACTATTTTTATCATAAGAGGGGTTTATTGCATAGTTTAAGTAAAGGCGAGGGGAGTATCTACTCCCCTTTTTTTATGTATATACGTTCCTGGAACTTTCTAGTAGTCTTTTCGTATAGGTTAATATAGTCGGCATTTATAGATCTAGCGAAATTGATAAAATTGTTAATATTTGAAATATTGCGATATTTCCTAGCTGGTGTATTATCAGCCATAAAAACAATAGCGGAATAAAGGGTTTTAGCCATTTTTAAGGGGTTTATCTATTATTGTAAAGTATCTAGTATGTTCGTGGGTAAGTGCTTTAATCTTGCGCTTAATGATTAATGGCGCAACTGCTCGTAATATGGTTATAGGTTTCCACCTGGTAATATCTTGTAGGTCTTTTAAACTTACTATTTTGCGTTCAGCTATTATAAAATAAATTTTTGTTCTATTGGTCATATTTAGTATTTTCGTAGTGAAAAAAGTTAGAGTAGGCAATCATTTGTCTATTTTATAGTCAGCCAGGTAACGCCCTAAAAAGCATTACCTGGTTTTTTTATGACTACAAACTAACCATTAGTATTTTGATATTTTTGATTGGTCTATTAAGTGTTGAATAATAGTTACAATCATTACAGCACTAGCATATAAGATAGCGCAAGGAAATAAGATAAAAATTAAATAAAAGCGTTTTAAGAATGTCATTTTTGAAAGTTTAAAAAGTTAGAGTATTTTATAATTGTTTTGCTGGTCTTTTACAATATAGTTTCTGCTTATCCATATTTTAATTAGGTTTTTAGCAAATGCTTTACTGGTGGCGGTGCGTTCAATAATTTCACTAGATATATCAGCGTAAGGCATTGGAATAGTTACAATTTGTTGTAATAATCTTTTGCTTTCAATTTCGTCCAGGTCAGTAGCTTTTTTACCAGGTGCGGTTTTTACTTGCTCCGTTTCTACTTGCTGAAATACACCTTGAAAATTCATTAACGTAATAGGTTCAAAATCGGAATCACTACGCATAAAACGGCTAGATAGTACATAGGTGTTTTTTTCTTTGTCCTTTGTTATGTCTAGGGTACTTTGAGCAAACCTATCGGACGCACTACCAATATGTCCAGTAGTTGCTAAATTGCTTTTTGATT